CTACTTCAGGAACGACAACGTTCGACAAAACATTTGCTATCGACGAGATAATTGAAGAGGCATATGAGAGAATTGGATTACAAAGCGTTTCTGGTAATCAGTTACGACAAGCAAGACGATCACTTAATATTATGTTTCAAGAGTGGGGTAATAGAGGACTCCACTATTGGGAAGTAGCAAATAACTCAATTACATTAGTTGCTAACCAAGCGGAGTACACAATGTTTAGATCAACAGGTGATGGTACATCTGACGCCACAGCTGTGTATGGTGTTGACGATGTGTTAGAAGCTGTTTACAGAAACTCCTCAAGTGTTGATTCACCTCTTACAAAAATCAACAGATCTACGTATCAAGCTTTATCAAATAAAACATCAACAGGAACACCTTCACAATATTTTGTACAAAGATTTATAGACAAAGTTACAATCACTTTGTATTTAACACCAGGTTCATCAGAAGCTGGTAATACAATTAATTATTATTATGTAAAAAGAATACAAGACGTTGGTGATTACACTAACGCAACAGATGTTCCATATAGATTTGTTCCGTGCATGGCATCAGGCTTAGCTTACTATTTATCACAAAAATTTAAACCAGAATTAACTCAACAAATGAAACTATTATATGAAGATGAATTACAAAGAGCATTAGCTGAAGATGGTTCTTCTTCAAGTTCATACATAACCCCTAAAACTTATTATCCAAATGTCTAATTTTGCAAAAGGTAAACACGCTAAATTTATATCTGATAGATCAGGAATGGAATTTCCATACAAAGAAATGGTCACAGAATGGAATGGTTCTAAAGTACATATTTCTGAGTTTGAACCAAAACAGCCACAATTAGAACCTAGAGCCCACGGTGCAGATCCTCAAGGTTTACCTATGGCAAAACCTGATAGAACAGAACCAGCAACAGAAAATATGTTACCAGGAAACCCTTTTAACATAACGTCTGGAAGCACAACGATCACAGTTACGGAACCAAGTCATGGCAGATCTACATCTGATACCGTGGTATTTAGAAACGTAGATGGATCACCTGGAGGTATAGCATTTACAGTGTTTGAAAATTCTTCAGGATTTAGTATAACAGTAACAGGAACAGATAATTATACGTTTACATTAGGATCAACTCCTACTGTAACGGAAAGAGCAGGAGGAATGTTTGTAACGGCAGGGCCGGTAACATTGACACCATAATGGCAGGATTAAGTTATTCAGGATTAATTACACAAATTAGAAACTACACAGAGGTAGACTCTAATGTTTTAACAGCAGATCAATTAGAAAATATTATTTTAAATGCACAGTATCGAATTATGCGTGATGTTCCTATTGATGCAGATAGAAAACAACAATCTGGTAATTTAGTTACAGGTCAAGAAACAATAAATGCTCCAGGTGGATGTTTATTTATTAGAGGTATACAAGTTTATGATTCGACTTCAGACATAACAGGAGCTAACAGATTCTTAGAAAAGAAAGATGTTACATATTTACAAGAATATGTGCCGTCAACAGAGACAGCAAAAAGAGGGCAACCTAAATATTATGCTATGTTTGGCGGAGCTACTGGAGATGGAGATACTAACTCAGGCAGAATAATGTTTTCTCCCGTCCCTGATACCACATACAAATTTAGGGTGCATTTTAATAAGATGCCAGCCACTTTAGCGTCAGATAATACTACTAATTATATCAGTCTAAATTTCCCAAATGGCCTATTATATTGCTGTTTAGCAGAGACATATGCTTTTTTAAAAGGCCCACAAGATATGTTGACATTGTATGAACAAAAGTATAAACAAGAAGTAGATAAATTTGGTGTAGAGCAAATCGGCAGAAGAAGACGAGATGACTACACGGATGGTGCTGTTAGAATAACAATACCATCAACAAACCCTTAAGGAGTTTTATTATGGCAATAACATCGGCAGTATGCACAAGTTTTAAAGTAGAGCTTTTAAAAGGAGTTCACAATTTTACGGCAACAACAGGTAATACTTTTAAGATTGCCTTATACACTAGCTCTGCAACTTTAGGAGCCAGCACGACAGCTTACACAACATCAAACGAAATTACTAACACTTCTGGAACAGCTTACACAGCTGCAGGAGCAACGTTAACAAGCGTAACTCCAGTTGCATCAAGCACAACTGCGGTTTGTGACTTTACAGACGTAAGTTACACTTCAGCTTCTTTCACAGCTAACGGTTGCATGATTTATAATGATTCAGCATCAGGTGATCCTGCGTGTGCGGTTATTGCTTTTGGTGGTGACAAAACCGTAACTAGCGGAACTTTCACAATTCAATTCCCAACAGCTGACGCTACAAACGCAATCATAAGATTAGCATAGGAGTAACGACGGATGTCCGTTACTAGAACATACACAGTAACGGTAGCCAATCCTGGCGCCGGTAATCGATATTACATTGATGGTAATTTACAAGAAACTCTTCATTTAGTTGAAGGCGAAACTTATAGATTTGATCAATCAGCTAGTTCTAACTCTAGTCATCCACTTAGATTTTCTACAACTCCAAATGGAAGTCACGGTGGAGGAAGTGAATATACCACTGGCGTAACAACAAACGGGACACCTGGAAGCTCAGGGGCATACACTCAAATAGTTGTAGCGGATAATGCACCAACTTTATATTACTATTGCACAAACCATTCTGGAATGGGCGGTCAAGCCAACACTGTGCCACCACAAACTTTAACTGTAACTGTTGTAAGCACAGGAAGTGGAAACAAATATTTTATTGATGGAACACAACAAAAAACTTTAGAATTAGTTGAAGGTGGAAGTTTTAGATTAGATCAGTCTGATAGCTCTAACAGTAGTCATCCATTAAGATTTTCTACAACAAGCGATGGAACTCATAACGAAGGAAGTGAATACACAACAGGTGTTAATACCAATGGCACACCTGGAAGTTCTGGAGCGTATACTCAAATTACTGTAGCCTCTGATGCACCCACTCTTTATTACTATTGCACAAATCACTCAGGAATGGGTGGACAAGCTAATACCCCTAATGAAGATTTTTGGGGAGCAGGAAACTGGAGTGCTAATCTTTGGGGAACAGATGAAGAGTTTGCTGTAGGTTGGGGAGCTAGAGCATGGAACGATGGTGAGTGGGGTGAACTTAAAGATGAAACACTTACTTTAACTGGTGTATCCGCAACAGCGTCAGTTGGAGATATTGTTGCTTTCCCTGAACAAGGTTGGGGCAGAGATACATGGAACTTTGAAACTTGGGGTGAATCAAGTTTAACAGTAGAATTAACTGCACCTGATGCAATTGTATCAAACTTAGGTGCTAATGGTTGGAGTAATGCATCTTATGGTGAAAATGGTTGGGGAATGTTTACACTTAACCCTGCCGATGCAATTGGACTAACAGGTGTATCTTCAACTTCAGGTGTTGGCTCTGTTTCATTTACAATAGACACAGAATTTGCATTATCAGGAGTAGCTATAACTTCTAGCGTTGGATCACTTGACCCTGCTGCAGAAATTGTTGGACCAACAGGTCAAGCTATAACTTCTAACGTAGGTTCAATATCACCAGCAGACGTTGTTGGAATAAGTGGAGTATCTGCAACATTCAGTATTGGAAGCGTGACCATTGCATCAAATCCAGTAGTAAACATAACAGGTCAAGCAATAACTTCTAGTGTAGGATCAATTGATCCACAAGGAATCGTAATGGGACTTACTGGAGTTTCATTTACTGCTAATGTAGGATCTCCTATAGTAGCAGATTTTACAATAGGTTTAACAGGACAATCTGCAACGGCATCTGTGGCTGGATTTGGCACTGCAACAGGCTTTGGAATTCAAGCATATTCTGATGTTGACACAGGTTCAAATACATCGTATACAGATGTAGCTTAAAAACCAAAGCAATTAGGAGATTAAAATATGGCATCAACATATACACCCTTGGGTATAGAACTTCAGGCAACTGGTGAAAATGCCGGTACATGGGGAACAAAAACCAATACAAATTTACAAATTTTTGAACAAATATCTGGCGGATTTACACAACAATCAATAGCAGGTGGTGCACAAACTACAGCCTTATCTGTATCTGATGGATCAACTGGTGCAGTTCTATCTCACAGAATGATAGAGTTCACAGGTTCTATTACAGGAAACCAAATTGTAACTATTCCATTAGACGTACAAACTTTTTATTATTTAAGAAATTCAACATCAGGTGCATACACAGTACAATTTAAATATGCATCAGGATCTGGTGATTCGTTTACTTTTGCAACAACAGATAAAGGCGATGCCATTGTATTTGCAACTGCAAACGATGGAACTAATCCGGACATTCTTAGTTTACCCAATGTTTCTTTAACTGGAACACAAACTTTAACTAACAAAACATTGACGTCTCCTAAAATAGGAACTTCTATTTTAGACACTAACGGAAATGAATTAGCTCTTTTAACAGCGACAAGTTCAGCTGTTAACGAAGTTACATTAGCAAACGCTGCTACGGGAAACAGCCCAACATTTACAGCGTCGGGTGGTGACTCAAACATTGATCTTACTATTAATCCAAAAGGAATTGGAAGAGTAACTTTAGGTGCTGGTAAAATTCAACAGTTAGCAGAAAAAGCTACAGTATCAGCTACAGCAGCAACTGGCACAATCAACTACGATGTCATTACACAAGCAGTTTTATATTACACATCCGCAGCGACTGGTAACTTTACCGTCAACATAAGAGGAGATGGATCAAACACTTTAAACGCGATTATGGATACAGGAGAGTCAATTACTATTGCTTTCTTAGTAACATGCACAGGATCAGCTTATTACAATAATGCTGTTACAATTGATGGATCAAGCATTACTCCAGAATGGCAAGGTGGTTCAGCACCTTCAGCTGGAAATGCCAACTCAATCGATGTGTACACATATACTATTTTTAAAACTGGAGATGCAGCGTTTACAGCATTAGCAGCACAAACACAGTTTGCATAATAGGAGGATTATAGAAAGATGCCTATACTAGGATCAAAAGGAGCCGCAGCAGCAAAAGGATTTGGTTTAACAAGTGCAGGTAAAGCACCTGTAGCTTTAGACTATTTAGTTGTAGGTGGCGGTGGTGGCGGCGGAAAAGGCGGCGGAGGCGCCGGCGGACACAGAACATCTTTTCCTGGAGGAACTAAAATAGAAGTAGCTGGTGGTAAATCAGTTCCTATAACAATTGGTGATGGAGGAGGAACTATTCCAACACCAAATCCATCTCCCGGACCAGCAGGACAAAATTCAGTATTTGAAACAATTACCTCAGCAGGCGGAGGCTATGGCGGCGCAGCTGGATCATCACCTAACGCTGGAGGACAAGGCGGCTCAGGAGGCGGAGGATCCGACGGTGCAGGTGTTCCAGGCGGACAAGGAAACGTACCCCCTACAAGTCCACCACAAGGAACTAACGGTGGAAATGGATCTGGCGGCGGAGGACTTTACTCATCTGCGGGCGGCGGTGGCGGCGGCGCAGGAACAGCGGGTGGAAATGCCCAACAAGTTTATAACGCATCTATCGGCGGAACTGGTGGAAACGGAACAGCAAATTCAATTACAGGAGCATCAGTCACGCGAGGTGGCGGCGGTGGCGGCGGAGGTTGCCCAGCGGGATCAACTGGAGGACAACCAGGACCAGGAGGTGGTGGCCGAGGTGGATATTCTGGTACGGTTGGAGGCACAGCAGGCGCAGATGGACAAGGCGGTGGAGGCGGAGCGGCTTACACAGGATCTAGTTTAGCAGGTGGATCTGGAACGGTAATTTTAAGAGCACCATCAACAGCAACTGTTACAGTGTCCCCAGGAACAAACACTGTATCTACATCACCAAGCCCAGATGGATCAGCTAAAATCGCTACATTTACTGTAACGGGAACTTTAACGGTTGAGGATTAATAATGGCTAGCTTTGCAGAAATAGATCAAAATAATGTTGTCTTAAGAGTTTTAAAAGCTTGTCCACAAGATATTGAAAGTAATGGTGGATCACAATCAGAAGAAGCTGCAAAGTATTTTGAAAATGTAGCGCCCTTATCACCTTTAGGTGTTAAATGGATTGAGACATCTAAAACAGGAGCTTTTAGAGCTAGACACGCTGGTCCAGGAATGATTTATGAACCAGGCAATGATAGATTTGTTACTCCACAGCCTTTTGCTTCATGGACACAAGATGATACTGGTGCTTGGAAAGCCCCTGTAGATCATCCTAATACTACTGCAGAAAATGGTAGATTACACAGCTACGAGTGGGATGAAGATAACCAAACTTGGAATTTTATTGAATAATATCTAGACAAACTTTATTGTTAGTATATTATTAAAAAGAAAGAATGTAAGAAATGAATTTAAATTATTCGTATTATTATTTTAAAGGAGTTTTAACTCCAAGATTTTGTAAAGAAATTATTGATTTTGCTAAATCAAAAAAAGAAGTTTTAGGTAGAACGGGTAATATAGAAGATAAAAATTTAAATAAAAAACAAATTAAAAATATACAAAAAGATAGAGACTCTAATGTTTGCTGGATGGACGATCGTTGGATATATAGAGAAATACTACCTTATGTTAAAGAAGCAAATATAAATGCAGGTTGGAATTTTCAATGGGATCAATCTGAAAATTGTCAGTTTACAATATATAGAAAAAATCAATATTATGATTGGCATTGTGATAGTTGGGACAAACCATATGCAAAAGGACCATCGAAAGGTAAAATTAGAAAACTATCTGTAACTTGTTCTCTTTCAGATCCTGAAGATTATAAAGGTGGAGAATTAGAATTTTATAAAACTACAGTAAAA